GGAACAATGGATGCACTGAAGGCATCAGGATAGGAGGTGGTAAAGCTGTAAACAGTGTCGCCAGAGATGACAGCAGTGGAAAGACCAGACTGTCGCTGCCATTCACTTCCCGTCCAAGTGTATTCAACGCCAGTGCCAGTATTTAGCCATTGCTGGCCAATAAAGATGCCACTACCAACAGGAGTGGAGCCAGCAACAATGGCAGCAGAATTATTCGCCATCTTGGCGCTGGTAACAGCACCATCCGCAATTTTTGCAGTGGTAACAGCCCCGTCATTAATCTTTGCTGAAGTGACTGCAGAAGTGGCGATAGTGGCAGCAAACGCCCCTGTGCCAGTGCCTGTAACATCTCCAGAAAGCGTGATGGTCTGGTCGCCAGTATTAGTACCAGTGGACGTACCAGTAAAGGTGCCGTTTTGCGTGGCTAATGTGCCAAGACCAAGAGTGGAGCGAATATCAGCAATAGTTGCATCATCAAGAATAGAACGCGCCGCAGAAGTGCAAGAGATTTCTTCTACAGTACCGCCACTTGCTGAAGAGCGACCAAGCAACACATTGCTTGTAGAAGTGGCTTGAATTTTTGCGTAAGAAACAGCTCCGTCAGCAATCTTGGCAGTTGTAACGCCACCGTCAATAATCTTGGCTGTAGTAACAGAATTACTAGCAAGCTTGTCTGCCGTAACGTTTGCATCTACAATTTTGACAGTAGTAACGCCACTATCAGCAAGCTTTGCAGTGGTGATTGCACTGTCGGCAATGTTTCCAGTGACAATGGAAGAAGAGTCATAATCTCCACTTCCTACTGTATTTTTTACGGCTAACGAACCAAGTCCAAGCGTAGTGCGCTGTGCAGTGGCATCAGCATCATCCAACAATGCCCTGCCTGCCGCAGTAAGTGTGATGCTTTCTACGTTGCCGCTACCAGCAGATGCTCGACCAAGCAGCACGCCACTTGCCACTTGTTGAATCTTGGCAAAAGTGACGGCATTATCTTCAATGGCTGCAGTTGGAATGGAACCACTTGTATAGCTTCCAGAAGGAATGGAACTCGCAGTGATTACTACGCCCGATAGCTCGCCGGAAGCAAGCGCCAATTTTTCAATGGTGACAGCGCCGGAAGCTAATTTCGCGGCAGTGATTCCACTGTCAACCAAATTGATTGTATTTACAGCGCCACTAGCAAGCTTAATTTGCGTGATGCCACTGTCGGCGATATTTGCTGAAGAGATGGCGCCACTGGCCAATTTTGCCTGCGTAATGCCACTATCAACTAATTGAATGGTGCCAACTGAATTGGCTGCCATTTTTGCAAGCGTAATGCCACTTGCAGCTAGATGAACAGTATCAATGGCGCCAGCACTTACATTATTCCCTGTAATGCCACTGGTTTCAATTTTTGCAGAAGTGACAGCACCATCAAAAATCTTGGCTGTTTCTACCGCGCCGCTAGCAAGCTTTGCGGCCGTAACTGCTAAATTATTGATCTTACCAGTGGTAATGCTTAAGTCTTCAAGAAGACTGGTATTGATAGTGTTGCCAGTGGCAACTATTCCCAATTCCAATGTGGAACGTGCACCAGCAGCATTGGCATCATCAAGAAGAGTGCGAATATAAACAGTGCAATCAATCTCTTCTACATTGCCAGTAGAACTACTGCGACCTAGAAGCTTATTAGCGCTTACTTGCTGTATCTTGTCATAAGTGAGCGTATTAGGGGCAATGGAAGAGCCAGTAAGTTTTGCAATACTGGCTTGATTAATCTTTGAAATATCAAGAGTTGAAGCGTCAGCAATGTTAAAGCCTGCCTGGATCAGGCTCTTCACTTGCACCTTCTTGGTTTGACTGGCGCTAACGTCCGAAATGGGTAGTACGTCGTTAGAAGCTACGCCTCCCTGAGGAAGTTCGACGAGTTCCGTAATTCTTTGATCGGCCATCTCTCAAAAAGGCAGTGCTAAATACAGTCTAGTCTTAAACGATAATAGCTATTATGACTCCCCCTCATCCCTTAAATTAATCACTGGGTTCCTGCAGCAGATAATCAAGGCTTTGCTCAAGATAAATGGCATCATCATCTTCTTTCAAGATGAACTCAGTTGGTATTCCCACGCGAAGCTTGAATTCCCCAGTGGTAACAAAATCAATGGAACAAGCCACTAAGGCGTCAGACGTTACAGTTACACCCGCCCTTGTTACAACTGCCTCAACTTCGTAATAAACTTCTTCTCTAAAGCTTGGTGATCTATCTACCGACGAAATCGAAAGCAAAGCTTTAAATGCACTGCCAATATTTATTCTGTTAATAACTTGCAGCAAGAATAGTGGTGTGTCCTGTCTTGGAATAGTGTCATAACTAAACAAACATTCGATGCTTCCATTGCCACTGAGTAATCCTGCTGAATACTGCTGCTTAAAGGTGTCCGACAAGCTTGTCGTCTCCATCGCAGCCCTGTCAGTATTTATTTCAAACGATGTAACAGAGCCCAGTGTGTTATACCTAGTGTCTTTCACTCCAATCGTAACTGGCAATGATTCGCCGTAAAACTGGGCCAACGCATATTCATCTGCTCGCTCATTATTAATGGCACTTTCAAAGCTATCAAAAAGGCGAATACCTCCTAGTTGATTAATGTGAGCATAGGCCCGTGCATTTTTTGGCACTTGATATGGACTCATGCGATATTCAGTGTATCCCTCCGGAGGTAATTCAGATGAAAAGCCCATCTCATCATCTTGCCATCCAGCTAAACCAACAGTGGCATTATCATTCCATACCACTTCGCTATAACCATCAACATCCGGCCCCGGAACGCTCCAAAAAGAAGCGGGCATAAACAGAAGGCCCCTAGGGTCTTCCGTGCTAATTTCTAAAAAATCTCCAGCAATTATGTTCCTATCACTATCGTCAAAACTAAAGCGGTTTAACGCGGTATTAACATCATCAGGCGAAATGGCAGCAGTGAAAACATTCTCTCCACCACGCTGAAGCTTAATCGCGCCTGTATGGCCAACAAAGAATGTCATTTCGCCTCAGCATTGATTATTCTATTGTACGAACAATAACAGCATCATATCAAGCAGTGCCAGTAAGCACAACAGCAGTTAGAGCGCCATTAATTGTAAAGTTAAACGAGACAGTGGTAAGCTCATCAGTGGATGATGTGATGCTTGCACTGTTAATGAAAGCATTAGCCGTAAAGTATTGATCCGGTCCCACTTCAAAAGTGAGGGCAGCCACGTCAGCGTCAGTGACCGCACCAGTTTTGGCAATCCTTGTAAGAAGATCGGTCACATCAGTGGTATCGCCGTTGTAGTACGACAACGTGGCGCTACCAGTGGCGCTAGACAAGCCAGGAGTGAAAGTATTGGCAGTATCCCCTAAAGCCGTAGTATCCAGCATGTTTACGGAAGTATCAAGAGTCCAGTTGCGAACTTTTGATACTTGGTTAGTGCCAATCTTTAGCTTGCCAGTACGGCCGGTATAAAAGGGCATCGTCTTAAAGCTTTTTGTTTATGATAGCAACGTTTCTATTCAACTAAGAAGACGTCATCAAAATGAGCAATCTTAGACAACGTAGCTCCTCCAATTTCGTCGCACTGATGTTCGACGGCACTAATTGTAATTTCTCCTTCTTCTTCCATTGACACACCAGTTACGCGGAAAACACGTTTTTTCGTTAGCTCTATGCCAAGCACAAACAACCACCCTTCATAGCCCGCTAATTCAGACGATTGGTTATTAGCAATGGGAACGGAAGACAGTTTTGTGGGCGAGTCTTGGCCGTTGTAAAGCAGCACGGTAAAACTGCCATTTACAGCTTCTTCAGCCAGTGGAATATTAAGCTTGCCTTCTTCTTCAACGATGCCGCTTCTAATGTCATCCCATTGGTTTTGATCTAGCTGCACGTAAATATATGAACCAGGAGCAACTGGACTTTCAGTGGGGAATGTCTTAAATTCAATGGCACGACGAGAATATCAAAGAAGCTTGCCATATTTAATTGCTTGCTCTCTGCTGCTTACAAAAGCAGATAAGTCAAAGGTTTGACGAATGCTCAAGCTTTCATCAAACTCCGCATCGTCTTTATGAATTTGAACGCTAGTGTTCTGAGGAAAAACTTTATCATTCGCCGTATCTCGATAAACAATGGTGGCAATTAAATCCTGCGTGTTATCGCCATAGTCAAGGAATTCTTCTTTATAACTGTCCTCTAAAATATTCCCTTGATTAAAGAGGGCAGAAATTTGCACCTCCCGTGAAATCGTATAAAGGCGGCTGTCGTAAGGCACAGCAGGAATTAAAGTTTCCTTGCCTCCAATGCGGGCAAATTCCAGCAGGCTAAATGGAGCAACTTGCGACCAAAATTCCCGCCACGACGCAGGATCGGCGATCACGCCGTCCATAAATAGCTCATTTACTTTGCAAAATTGTTGGGAAATACCAAGCTGCTTTTTGTCTATGCCATTGATATTGGCATAAGCCGTAATGCCGTTTTCCTTGTCAAGCACACTATCCAAGAAGATTTCTGGCGCATAACTTGTAGATTCAGAAAGCACATCCGCATAATTACCATCGACGTCAATAATTTTCCTAACCTTTTTCCCTTTATTCACCCATGCACTAAGTGAGCGCAAGTCTCTTACGCCTTGGCCGCTATAAATGTTTAGACCAAGCATAGATATGTCTTTATAAGTGAAG